TAATCATAAATAATTTGAGTTTCTTTTAATTAATGAAAACATTTCAGCAGTTTTTTGAGGAACCTTTCGTAACCACAGTTACACGAGAAAGTAGTCCAGCAGTAACTCAAAAACGTCTTGAGCAACAAAAAGTTTCAACTCTTGAAAATCAAGACAGACAAAGGCGAGAACGAGAGCAACGAGAAGTTGAAAATAAAAATAGACAAAAAGAAACTCGATTAAGATCTTTAGAGCAGCAAATACAATCCATAAGAACACAACAATGAAATTTACCATTTATTCAAAAGAAGGTTGTCACTATTGTGAACAAGTTAAAAAACTAATGAAAGCTCTGTGTTTAGATTATCAAATCTATGAATTAGGTAAAAATTTTTCGGTTGACGATTTTTATAATGAATTTGGTGAGGGTTCTACATTCCCACAAGTTGTTGTTGGAGATACCAACATCGGTGGTTGTAAAGAGACCGTAGAGTTTTTAAAACTTCAAAAAATCATTTAATGAATGAAACTTGTAATGATGTAGAAAAAGCTATAGATTTTGCCTTTTCTGAGAACAAATTTGTTCTAAATTTTTATTCATATCTTAAAATAAAAGGTCTCAAGCGATATGAAGCTCTATATTTTCTAAACAGCTCTACCGCAGATAATTTACAAAACATTATTGAAGAATTAGACTTGTATCTCGAAGGTGGAATTGATAAATCTCATTCATATCTTAGAGAAGCATATGGTCACCTACCAAAACCCTATGCAAGAAAATTGAGAAATTATCTAAATGGAATAATACTTGATACAAAAAAATATATTAATGACAAACGACCCGGAAGACGAGCAAAAAATAAAGCTAAATAGAGGCATGAAGTATATGCTTCAAAATAAAAAACAATTAAGGAGAGAATTTTTTAGATTTATAATGGACAAGAGTTTTTCTTTTTTTAACAAAGAAATACAACTCACGATTAAATTTAAAATCATAGAAAAGTAGTTTAGGTAAATTAAATGTATAATCTCATTATAGCTCTAATTGTTCTTTTAGTTCTTTGTTTTTCACTTTTAGGTGTAATTATTGGAATTCTTTTCATTAATCTATATCCACCCGCCCCTAGACTTCATCCAGAGATGTATAATTCGGATGGAAGTATTAGAACAGATATCCTACACGCAGTAACATTTGAACCAAATTATGACGACGAAGACGACGACTACGAGGAAGCCGAAAGCTCCTGAAAAACTTCAAGCCAATCCCTTTATGTTTGAGGTTTTTGATCTTGTAGTTAAACAAAGGAGTAATGCAAAGAAAGTTGAGATTTTGCAAGAGTATAAAGATGATTCTTTAATGGCTGTATTGATTTGGAATTTTGATCCAAGTCTCGAATCTGCATTGCCACCGGGAGAAGTTCCATTCGCCGATGCCAAAGAGATTGGAGCAATTGGCAGCGATAAAACTTTTACTGAAGGTTTAAATAAGCAATTAAACTCAAACCTTCCAATTGATACATTTAACAATAAAAATCATACAACTATTCGTAGAGAGTATGAGAGATTTTATCTTTTTATTAAAGGTGGGGATCCAACTCTTCCTAATATACAAAGAGAGAAAATCTTTATCAATCTTTTATATGGTCTACATCCAAAAGAAGCTGAAATTATTTGTCTAGTTAAAGATAAAAAACTACAAGAGAAATATAATATCTCTTTTGATGTCGTAAAGGAAGCTTTTCCAGAAATTGTTTGGGGCGATAGAATTAAACAATGACTGAGACTGCTAAAATTTATCTTAATAAATTAAAGGAATTTGAGAAAACCGATACTGACGAATTATTGGAAGAGTTGGATATTTTATGGTTATCCATGACTGATGAAGAACTCGATCATATTGAAGATGTACTTAATTTAAAGGAGTAATCAATTATTATAGATGAATATTTCTAAAACTCACAAAGAATTTGCCGATCAATTGCAATTTCGTTATAATGTCCCAAAACAAGATGTTTTAAACTATCCAGAAAAATATTTTGGGCCCAATTCGGAAGCTGTAATTAATTTTTGGCTTTATCTTGATATTCTAAGCAAAGATCAGCTGAAGGTGGTTCAAAAGCGTTATGATGCTTTAAGCGATGAAGAGTTGGGTATAGATTGTGTTAACGTTTATAAGGATCCAATATTCATCATAGATCATTATGATGCAGCACATTCGGCTTTTTCTAGTGTTTCTTGTGTGAATGACGCCGAAGAATATGCAACATACGAACTCATAAATCTGCAAAAACTTCTAGAACAAGGACATCAACCAGTATTCTTTCCAATGTTTTTAAACTTATGAAAATATCTAAAATTCACCAAGGATTTGCCAATCGACTATATCCCCAAGATGCTCTAAACCATCCAGAAAACTTTCTTGGTCCCAATTGGAGAGAGGTAATTAACTTCTGGCTCTATTTGGATACCTTAACGGAAGATCAGTTGAGAGTTGCTCAAAAACGTTATTTTGCTTTAAGGGATATAGAAAGAGATATAGCTTATAGTAGAGTTTCTAATGGCATAGGTGTCGCCATAAATTTTTATGTGCCGGCTGGTCATGTGGCTCTTTGTGGTGTTACTTGTGCAAATAACGCAGCACGTTATGCGACCTACGAAATTGCTGTCCTTGAAGAACTTCTAGAGCAAGGTTACAAACCAGTATTCTTCCCTATGTTTCTAAATTTATAAATCATATGAGCGGGTTTGCAAAAGTTGTCATAGATGACAATGAATTAAATAAAATAATCAAAAAATATAAAAAGATTAAGAAATATATGAAGACCAATTATTATATAATGAAAACATTAAACGGAACAGAAACTATTGTTTCAAGTCTATTAGAGGAGAATAAGCCTGATGATTAGAATGGGACAGCACTGTCTTTTAAATGTTTATGGTTGTAAATTAGAAATCTTAGAAGATGTTCAATTTATGATGAATACTCTTAAAAATGCCGCAAAATCTTGTGGCGCAACCATTTTAAGAAGTTCTTATTATAAATTTCAACCTCAAGGGCTTACAGCCTTTCTATTGCTCTCGGAATCACACATTTCAGTTCATACATACCCAGAACATGCCTGTGCAGCATTTGATATCTTCACCTGTGGAGATGCTGATTCAAATTTAGGAGTTCAGTGCATTCTCAATTCAATTAGTTCAGATTATCATACTTTAATCGAGATCAGTCGATAATAAAAATTTACCACTTGACAAAACGGAGAACCCATGTTAGGTTACCAACAACCTCAGAGTCCTTTAAGACCTAGAGACAACTCTAAAAAAATTAAACTTTTAGTTGAAAATTTGGAAAATATTGTCAATATCTTAAAGGAAGAACTTGAGGAAAACACAGAAGATGAGTGTCCTATAGACTTAAATAGAATTTTTAATGAGATGCAAGAGCCTTATGAAGAACCCCAATATGTATATGAAAGTGAGGATGATGACTAATGTATGATTTAAATGCTTTTGAGAAAGAATTACTGGCATTTTCAAATAGAGTTGATATTATTGTCGGCCTAGAAATGGGAAAGAAATTATCACAGGATGATGCATATAGAGAAATAAAATCTCTTTATAAAAAACTAAAAACCTCTAGAAAAATTGTCAAAAATATTGAGAATGAACCGACCAATTAATGCTGAAACTCTTCTAACCTTAGATAAAAGATTAGAAGTCGTAAGACTACAATGTTATCCTATTCCAGAGCAAGTTATTTGGCAAGCGGGTAAAGGCGATTATTCTGAAGTTCCTATTCATACGGTGCCAGTTCCGAGTAATAACGAATGTGGAGAATGGATCGTCAACAATCTTTTAGCCAACGAGAGGGGCCACTGGGGGCCTGTAGAGCACGCGCAAATCACCTTTTCATGTGCCGGCTTCGTTCATAATGTCATTGTCCAGGCCCGAACTCACCGCATTGGTACGTCCTGGGATGTTCAATCTCAAAGATATACTGGAAAGAGAGTTTGTAAAGTAGCTCAAGGTGAATTAAATGTTGAGGATGTTTTTTATGTAAGACCCTCAGGATTTTACACTAATCGTCAGGGTAAAAATTATGAATGGTCTGAGTCTGAAAGACTAGAAGAAATTGCTAACATTTTAGAAAGTTGCAAGAGATATGCACTTAAATATGAACAGGGAAAATGTGAAGAACATCTAAGAGATTATCTACCTCAGGCAATACGACAAAATTTTGTAGTATCTTTCAATCTTCGATCAGTTTTACATTTTCTCGATTTACGTTCTAAACTTGATGCTCAACTAGAAATTCAGGCTCTATGTTGTGCCCTGGCACCAGAATTGAAAGATTGGGCGCCAAATGTTTGGAATTATTATGAAACAAAAAGACTCCACCGAGCGAGATTAAGTCCTTAATTAGAATAGTAAGATGGCAATTTATCCAATTTGGAATCCCGAAACGGGAGAAAGAAAAGTTATTGAAATGGGTGTTAATGAAATCATGGAATGGTATGATAATAACAAACCTTGGGCTAGAGATTGGAGTGAAGGATGTGCAAATTCCATTTCAGAATCTGGTTTCTGGCAAGATACACTTATTAAAAAACATCCATCGTGGAATGAGGTCTTAAAAAAGGCTGGTAAAGCTGCGGGTTCAAAAAATAAAATTGGTACAATCTAAATGACGAGAAAAAAAAGGGCTACGGTTTCTTCAATTTCTAACAATCATCAAAGACGAAATAAAAAAACTCTTAACATAGAGTTGCTTCATAAGATGTTTCCACTAACAGATAAGCAAGCAGATCTATTCCGATCTTATGAAGAGGGTAAAAATATTCTTGCATATGGTTCTGCTGGAACTGGAAAAACTCACGTTATTCTTTATAATGCTCTTAA